CAGCTAATGTAGCTAACGTAACAGCAACGGTGTTAACTTCAGGAGCAGTTAGAATTACCCATACACAAGGTGGTGTAATCCATCTGTGGGAAGAGTCAGGAACACCTGTTGCTGATGCTGGCATCACAACCAGTGTTGACGGGGTTCGTGTTCTGTATGAAGATGGTACCAATGTAGGATTGGTACTAAGCAATTGGGTTCCTCTGGAAAACCCAGATGGCACAGCATACTCTGCTAATAGCACAGCACCAGGACAAGATCCAACAGACGGCACTTACTGGTATTACAGTGCTATTGATGAAGTGGACATCATGATCAACGACAATGGTTCTTGGAAGGGTTATTTAAATGTAACCAACGATGTTCGTGGATTTGATTTATCTAATACCGATAGTTATGGCCCACAAGTCAGCGCAACAGCACCAACCACGCAAAGCACGGCTAGTGGTGGTGGAGCACTTGAATATGGTGATTTGTGGATTGACACATCAGATTTAGAAAATTATCCGTTAATTAAACGTTGGGAAAACGTCGATGGATTAGATCAATGGGTATTAATTGACAATACAGATCAAACCACAAGCAATGGTGTTATATTTGCAGATGCACGCTGGGCAGCAAATGGGTCAACTGATCCTGTAACTGATAGCATTCCAGATATTGCTGCAACATTATTGTCTAGTAATTATGTTGATATTGATTGTCCAAGCGCAGCATTGTATCCAGATGGAACACTATTGTTCAATACTCGCCGTTCAGGTTATAATGTTAAAGCATTTAGATCAAACTACTTTAATTCAACTGATTTCCCAAATGATGCGTTGCCAACCATCAAGGATGCCTGGGTAACTGCTAGCGGAAACAAAAATGATGGCAGCCCGTACATGGGCCGTCAAGCACAACGTAGTATTATTATCGAAGCGATGAGAAGTGGAATTGACTCAAATACTGAGATCCGTGAAGAACAGAGAGCGTTTAATCTAATTTCTGCACCAGGGTATCCTGAGCTGATTTCAAACATGGTGGCATTAAACAATGACAGAAACAATACTGCTTTTGTTGTTGGTGATACCCCACTTCGCTTAGATGATAGTGGAAGTAGCTTAATTGGTTGGGCCACCAATAACGGTGGTGAAGGTGTTAGCACTGCTGATGGACTAGCAAATAATGATCCATATCTGGGTGTTTTCTACCCAAGTGGACAAACAAATGATCTGAGTGGTAACACAGTAGTAGTGCCTGCAAGTCATATGATGATTCGCACAATTGTACGCAATGACGAGATTGGTTATCCATGGTTAGCACCGGCTGGTGTACGACGCGGTACAATTGATAATGTCAACGCACTAGGATATGTAAATGCACAGACTGGCGCATTTGTACAAATTGCAAACCGCAACAGTGTCCGCGATACACTTTACGAAAATAACGTTAACCCGTTAACCTTTATTCCTGGATCGGGATTGGTTAACTATGGTAACAAGACCACACAAAGCGGAACAGCGTTGGATCGTATTAATGTAGCTCGATTGGTTGCATTTGTTCGTCAACAGGTTGAATCAATTGGTAAAGGATATATTTTCGAACCAAATGATAAAATTACACGTGACGAAATCAAGAATCAGATCGAAGGTTTGATGAACGATCTAGTTGCAAAACGTGGTATTTACGATTACCTGGTTGTGTGTGATGAATCAAATAACACACCGAGCAGAATCGATCGTAATGAACTTTACGTGGACATTGCTATCGAGCCAGTTAAAGCCGTGGAATTTGTGTACATTCCAGTACGCATCAAGAACACTGGCGAGATTTCAGCAGGTTTATAATAGAATAAATTATTATAATAACTTTATAAGGGGCCTTAAATGGCCCCTTTTTTTTGTTTGGGTGATTTGCATAAATAATAGCATATACTTTAATTAGGAGAAACAAAAATGGCGGTTTCATCATTAACAAGAATGACAGTGCCTTTATCGAGCGATCAATCAAGCTCGACCCAAGGTCTATTAATGCCAAAACTAAAATATCGCTTTCGCGTTATTTTTGAAAACTTTGGTGTATCAACACCACGTACAGAATTAACAAAACAAGTAATTGACTTTGCTCGACCAAGCGTAAGTTTTGATGATATGACAATTGATATCTACAACTCAAAAGTACGTTTAGCCGGTAAGCATACTTGGGATGACACTACAGTTAACTTACGTGACGATGCAGGCGGTAATGTGCAAAAACTAGTTGGCGAACAACTACAGAAACAATTTGACTTTATGGAAATGAGTTCAGCAAGTTCTGGTATTGATTACAAGTTCATTACACGTTGTGAAATCCTAGACGGCGGTAATGGTGCTAACGAACCAACTGTGTTAGAAACTTGGGAACTTTATGGTTGCTACTTAACCAGCGTTAACTATAACGATTTAGCATATAGCGAAAGTGCCCCGGTTACAATGGGCCTAAACATCCGCTTTGATAACGCACTACAAACTCCGCTAGAAACTGGATTAGGTGTAAACGTAGGACGCACACTGGGCACAGTAATCACTGGTTAATAACCCATGTCATTTGGTAGTCAACTGAGCAGCATCTTTGGTGGATTCACCAAAGGATTATACCAAGGGCTGGTCGGTACCGATACGGTCAAAGATTATAAACACGCTAGTAAGACGTTCTTGTCGGACGGCTATTCACTTGCGCCACAAACCAAATTTCTTTATCATGTTTATTTTAATCTAAACACAGCACAAATAACTGGTTTAAGAAATTCCATGGGATCCGCCAAGGATCTCAGTCAATTGGGGATGATGGTCAAGACCGCTGAACTTCCGTCTTATTCTATAGAAGTTGACACATTAAATCAGTACAATCGAAAGCGATATGTGCAACAAAAAATAACCTATAGACCAGTCACAATTTCATTTCATGATGACGGTAGTGATTTAATTCGTAGTATGTGGTATAACTATTATACCTATTATTTCTCAGACGCCAGACACAGTTATGATGGTATTAGCACAGGAAACAGCACTGGTAACCTGAGTAACGGGCCATTTGATTTTAATCGCAGAGACATCTATGATGATTTACGCAGCGTACATGAATGGGGGTACAATGCTGAAAGTGAGACTGGTGGTTATAAACCAAATTTCTTCAGAGATATCAGAATTTACGGATTAAACAGGGGCAACTTTGTGGAATACACTCTGATTAATCCGATTATCACTGATTGGAATCACGATACTTTTGACTATGCCGATGGTGGTGGAACCATGACCAATCGAATGACACTGCAATATGAAACAGTTAAGTACCGTCGTGGAAAGATTGGAACGCCTGGTGACAGTGAAGTGCGTGGATGGGGCGACGATGCTAATTATGACAGCAGTCCAAGTAAACTGAGCCAGGGCGGAAGCACTACAAGCATCTTTGGTCAGGGCGGGTTACTGGATGCTGGTGCTAGTGTTATTTCTGATTTACAAAATGGAAACCCACTGGGTGCAATATTAACTGCTGGGCGGTCATATGAAACATTTAAAGATGCTGATCTAGGGAGCATATTAGCTGAAGAAGGCATACAACAAATCGTCACACAAGGCACAGTATTGGCGCAAAATCAGACCGTACAAAACAGTGTGTCAAATTTTATTTTTTCTAAACCAGATAGCAGCCTAACTGGATCAACACCACTGGGTAGTTCTACCACACAAAGCAATAGTGGATTTACTAGCGCAACAAACTGGGTCAATCCAAATCTGTCTCCGCCGCCAGTAAACACAGGCGGATCGTTGTATGCATCGCAGCCAGTTGCAAAACCCTGGAAAAACCCAAATCTACCAGTGTCTGATGCATCATTACGAGCGACATCGGTACCAGCCGACGTTTCCAGCAATGGTCAGGTTGCAAGTTATTCCATGCAAACTAATGCATCAGGAACAACAAAACGGATTGATTAACGATGTCAAGTATCAATGTACAAAAATCATCACAACAGACTAAAATTTATGACAAATATTATAATGTGGAGTTTGTGATATCCACACAAGAATATGACATTGTGTATGCATATTTTAAAAAAGTCATGAATGAAGATGAAGAAGTGGCTAAGAATTTTACAGCTAGCATCTTTAAGTTGTCAAAAGATACTGGTGTTAGTGCGCTAACTTATTTGGAAAATCTTAAAGGCCAAGACGCAGTTCAGCTAAGTTTAACCATGACATATTATTTAAATCAGGTTCGTTCAAATTCAACACTGCTGGGTGTTGGACAAATAATAACACCTAATTTTTATGCAGCACGCAATGTAGTGAGCTGACATGGCACGAACTAAATTCTCACAAGGAGTTTACGAAGTTCGCAATGCTAACAAGTATGTGGGCAAAGGCAAACCACGCTATCGCAGCAGTTGGGAACTTTCATTCATGCATTTTTGTGACAATAATGAACATATTTTACAATGGGCAAGCGAAGCCATTAGTATTCCATATCGCAATCCACTAACCGGAAAAGCTACACAATATGTTCCAGACTTTTTTGTTTTGTATCGAACAAAAAACAACAAACAAGTAGCTGAACTAATTGAAATTAAGCCCAAAGCACAATCCATGATAACTGAAAAACAAAACGCCAATCAACGTGCTGTGGTGGCAGTAAATCACGCCAAATGGGAAGCTGCACGTGCCTGGTGTAAACGAAATAAGTTGATTTTTCGTGTAATTACTGAAGACCAGATCTTCCACCGCTAAATATTTTCATGACTCGTAAACTCGAAGAACTTTTTGACTTGCCCTCAGCGTCTGCTGATGAAGAAGTAGACATTGTTAACGAACCTGAAGAATCATTTGGTGTTACACAAACATATGAAGGGTATAGCAATCTAGAAAAGATTGATGCTGCGCTGCCTGCTGTTAAAAATCTCGAAGCAAGCGACAAAGAAATGGATCAACTTGCTGAAACAGCGATGAAAACATATCAAGACTTAGTTGATTTGGGTATGAATGTTGAAGCACGCTTTAGTTCAGAAATCTTCAGTGTGGCAAGCTCATTACTTGGGCACGCTATAACTGCTAAAACTGCCAAAATGAACAAGAAACTTAAAATGATTGATCTGCAATTAAAGAAAGCAAAACTAGACGCAGACAGGGGCGATGCTGAAAGCGAGACAGCAAGTGGTCACGTATTAGATCGTAACGAACTTCTTGAAAAACTATTGAATCCAAATAAGAACAATGACGCATAAATATACTTAACTCAGGAGTTAAGTAAATGCGCTCGCTATCAGAATTTTTAACAGAATCAAAAAAATCATACACTTAT